ATTTGTATAATTGGCAAACGCGCGGTTTATATTCTTTAGGTTCGCCAAATGCGATTAGGGTTGTGGATTTTATAAACACAACAGTCTGGGGGCTAACGTTTTCTAATCAGGCCGCAGATTCTTCAATTTTAGAATATAACGGAAGTACATATTTATTTTACAGCCATGATGACAATACAAATGGCGCGGGCCGTCTTGGATATTCAAAATTCGGCGGAACGTTGTCTGATTATGACGCTTGTTTTATCCCAAGCGCAAGCCCGACAATAACAAACACAGTTACGATAACTCCTACGCCTACTTATGATGAAACCCTGGGACCAATACTAACGCAAATAGCCGCGCAGTGGTCGCCTACGCAGACTCTCACAATGACCCCTACTAGCACATCCACTACTACCATTACAGCAACTTTTACAGCAACACCAACCGTAACTCCAGGCAGTCATGTCCTAAACGGGCAGAACTTAGTAAGTATAGACACTGTCATATCAAGTCCTATTGGCTACCAACGAGTTAACTGGTCCACAACTTTATCATGGAATCCATATTCTTATACAGATTTAGTACAGGTATTTCAAGTACCTGTTTCCACTAAGTTAAAGATACTTCAAGGTACAAACTATTTAGACATTTATGTAACAGACTATCTTGGTAACACCGTAGACTGCAGTGCTACAAATGCATTGTTAGGTCTTATGTTGTTACACAATTAGGAGAATGTATGAAACGCATACTACAATTTATTATAGGGATATTACTACTTTTTCCTTTAACCCTTTTTGCGTATGTATCGGTTGACTGGTCTGTTCTTACAACTAATGCTACATTTGGACCTAGAGATAAAATGGGATTAGTACTTTATCACCCACCTACGGCTCCTATAGGTTGGAATCAATTAGTTCTTATAGCAGGTGACCATCAGGATTTGAACGATATAGATTACTCTGATGTATGGAATACAAGTAATGGAGTAAACTGGACTAAAATAAATTCAAGTATCCCCCAAAATCCAAGTACACCAAGTAATTATCAACTTATACCTTACAACACTACTGTAAATTTGGGTGGTGTCATATATAACTTTAATCAGAGAGGAGGAGATACAAGTATATGGCAAAGTACCGACGGTGTTACCTGGACGGAAGCAACACCAAATTCCATAGTTGGTGGATTTGCTATGATAAATTTTACCACCGTAGTATTTAATAATAGTATATACGTTATGGGAGGACATAGTTATAGTACAAATCTTGACTATAATAGAGTTTCATATTCTATTGGAAATAATATGAATGAGTGGTCTAATGCAACGCAACACGCACAATGGGTTTCAAGAACAGCAGGAACAGCTTGCGTATTTAAGGGAAATATATACTATGGCTTTGGTTGCACTTATGGAGAAGGTGGCACATATTTCAATGACCTTTGGAAATCTTCTGACGGTATAACTTGGACCCAAGTAGATATATCCTCTATGGGATTTGCAGTATCTGATAATGCTTTTTTATTTACTTATAATGGTTATATATGGATTTATGCCCCGCTACAAAATTCTGGAACTACACCAAGTGTATATGCTTATAGTTCAGATGGTATAACCTGGTATCATCCAGACGAAGTTAGTGGTGATTCATTTTTAAATAATATGAGAGAACAAGCAGTAGCAATAATGGGTAACAATATAATTTCAGTTGGTGGATATAATAGTTCGACAATGTTAGACACCAACCTGGTTATGTCTGGATTTATTTCTATGACAGGACCTGCTGCAACTCCATCACTCACTCCCACATATACTGTAACACCAACATATACTCCTACACCAATTCCCCCTACTCCTACTCCTACTTACAATGGACAAACTCAAGCAAATGTTACCTCATTACAGGGTACTGTAACATTACTTGACCCTGCAGGCAATGCTAACCCGACTGTGACTATTGATCTTTCTCACATGTATCCTTACATTCAATCAGTAGATTCCTATGAAGTACATGTATCAAGTAACGTTTTACCTTCTGACATGTACATAACAGTACAAAAACAATCAGGGCAATTTATAATACAAATACTCTATCGTGCAACTAATTTACCACCACCTAATGGTTCTGGTCCAATTACTTGCAACTATCTTTTGTTTAGAAAATAAGAAGGAGGACAACAATGAGTTATCCGAATACAATTGATACATTTACACCGGTTACTGACAGAGGACAAAGTATTACTGAGAGCATCACAGTTTCTAGTGTTGCACCATTTACAGGACTAACAACTTACCAGATTCAAAATAGTACTACAGTGACTATATCCGGTTTGACACAAACAGTGTCTACTCCAGGTACAGGACAATTTCAAGTAGTGTATGCTTCTCAGACTATTAACTTTAGTTCCTTCTCCGCAGGACAAACATACACAGTTACTTATTTCTCAAACGGTTCTCAGATAACCAAAGCGTTATTTAATCCCGAGTATACAGCGGTTACTAATGTGGAAACCACACTAGGGATAAATCCTCAAGGTTCCTACACCGACGTTGCAACAAGGTTAACAGCTATTGCTTCTAGTACAGCACACCCTCAGGGGTATGATGATGTAACTTCCCAACTTACACCTGCAAATAACATAATAGTTTTTAATTTGACACACGCACCAATTGTTGGTACGCAAACAGTCACGTTGAACGGTCTTATGATGGCTAGACAAGATTACGTTATAATCGGGACACAGCTAAAATTAGCTATGGCCCCGTTATATAGTATTGACCATCTTGTAATATCTTACTTATATTAAGGAGGTTAGACAATGTCAGTCGTAAAATGGAACTACAAGATTACCAACTTACAGATTGCAGATGCAACAATTACTGACGAGGAGATTTCAACAACAGCTGCTATCCAGGAAACTAAGGTTGCTTTAGTACACACTACTACAGACTTATATAATAATTCTGTACGTACTGATGTAGATAGGGCAATTGCAAACGGAGTTACACTTACTTTTCCAGCAACTGGTTTTCGTATTATTGATTCAGTTAACGGGTATACGTACAGGTGTACACTTCAGAATGGTGTACTTACTACGGTACCAGAATAACGGAGGTAATAAGATGTCTGTACAAGTTGTTAACACGAAGGATCCGAAGTTTTTGACTACTAAGTTGCAAGAACTAAGAAACATAAATAAACACGGTTCGGAGGTGCTCCATGCTATACTTAAACGCTCAGGACTCGGAAAGTCATATGAACGAGGAAAGAGTAAAAGTGAAAAGACGTAAAAGTTTATCTCCTGAACTACAATGGTTAAAAGATACTGCAGGAGAAAAAACTGATGGTGCTAAAGCTATGCAGGTAGAAAATGCTGGTTCCGACTTAGCCCAATTACCAGGAAGAGCAAACGGACTCCAGATAAACATACAGTAGAAGGGATAACCTATGACAATGACGAGACACGGATTATTACTTTTGAAGGCTACATACCTACTTGATAAACCACTCAGTGAGACTGATACTGATTTTATAGTTTCATATAATGGGGATGGTACAAGACAGGACGTACGAAACTATGTTGCCAAACTCGGAACAGTTCAAAAGTTCAAACCGTTAAGGGAGAGCGTAGAACCCTTTATATTTAACATCGAGGCACTATCAAAAGATGAGATGAATGAGTTAATTTATAGGATAGCGGTGGAAAGTGCTTCCTTAGACTGCGGTATCCGAATTATACGTAATGCAGAAACGAAAGACAATAAGAAGTTGATGGTTTATGTCTACAATCTGTATCTTAGGGATGTGGAGAACTTTGAAAAAGATGTTAATAACCGCAGAAAGACTACGTATGGGGCTATTAAACAACAGTTCGTATACGCTCCTACCACAAAGGTGGCTATTACAGGTGAGGTAGACTTACCTGGTTTAGAACGTAATCAAAATGGGATAGAGAATGAAGAATGGAGGACTATAGGGGGAGCCAGAAACGCAGAGAAGTCAATGCAACCTATGGAGTACGATGGTACAGGGACAGATAAACGTACTGATCTTGGTCCTCGCAAGAAAGAAGTAAAAAAAGAGAAGCCAACAGAAGTATTGAAACAGAAATACAAACCACGTTTTCTTTACTACCAGGCACCGCCTACGGAACCTGGAGTTTGGTCATATGGAAAATAGGAGGCAACAAATGAAAAAGTTTTCAGATAGTTCAGATTGGGAAACAAGAGGATTGTTAACTGAGGCTTTAGACCAGGCATATGACTTTCCCTCAGTAGAATCTGCAGTTGCATATCTTACAAAGAAATATGTATTAAGTGCTGAACAGATAATAAAAATTACAAAAATGGCACATGAAAAAGAAAATGTAGATATGTTTAATATGATTAAAGAGAATGGGAAAAAATAAACTATGTCTTCCATAACTCTTGACCCAATAACATTCATAGAGAAGAACTTTACCTTAAAGGGTCAACCCTTTATTTTACGGAACACAGGTCGTGAGTTTTTGAACGATATTTACAATACTGTTGTATTTACTCTCCCTAAAGTGCAGAAACCAATGATCGTCGTAAAGGGAAGACAGGTAGAATGTAGTACAACTATGGTCAATCTGTGCCTGTACCAGTTAGCAACCGAACCCTTTTACTCCATACTTTATACCTTTCCTTCGTCTGACCCATCAATACGTTTTAATGATACCAAATTGGCTCCCATGTTACAATACAAGTCCAACCCAACTATTTTACAACAGAGGGTCAACGGTGCTTATAACAAATCCATAAAACAATTCGCTAATGGGACAGAACTTATGTTGTATGGTGTAGCAGACGAAGGCAACAATATGCGTAATATCTCTGCTGACATGCTTATAAAGGATGAGTATCAGGATTTGGATGAAGCATCCGAAAGTGTTGTTGATGAAGTAATAACCCATTCGGAACATAAAATCAACATAAGTCTAGGCACCCCCAAGTATACAGATACTCACTATGAGTTGATGTGGAAAGCATCCAATCAACAGTACTACCATGTACAATGTGCTGTTTGTAAACACTGGTTCGTTCTTGCATATGACATGTTAATTGGAGGACATAAAATACAATGTCCTTCCTGCGCTACAGTTGACGATAAAAGAAACCTTATTCCAAAAGGAAAATGGATTGCTCTTGGGGATAAAAAAGCTCCCTTGATTGGGTTTCACTTATCTCAGTTGTACGTGCCCTATATTACTAAAGAGAATATTGAAAACAAACTCGAGATTAAGGCACAACAACATGCAGATGTAACTAGATACCTCAAGAACGAAATATTAGGTGAGTTCTATAGCGGTATAAGACAGAGACCAACTTTAGAGACTCTTTGTAATGGTTTTGTAGCAGGTATGCCTTATGCAGAGTTTATTCCCGTCACAACAAAAGTGTATATGGGTATTGACTGGGGAGGTTGGTCTAGTGTAACTGATGATAAGGAACAAGCCTTTACTGTTGTAACTATTGGGTTTTGGGACAATCACGGCAAGTTGTATGTTAATAAGATAGAGATAATAGATGACCCTGATGAACTTAAACAGGTGGACCAAATAGCTGAACTAATGCAAAAGTATCACGTGTTCCTTGCAATAGCTGATAGAGGTTACGGTAAAATAAAGAATACAGAACTTCGTAAGAAGTTTGGTCCTCGTATTCTATTTTGTAAGTACCTGCAGGGAAGTTCAACTATTATGACAAAGATGCATAGTGAAGAAACAATACTTGTAAACAGGGATTACTCATTGGAAGAGTTGTATTCATCCTTAATGTATGGTAAGACTATTATTCCAAGGAATCTCGATACTGAATGGGTAATAGGACACTTTCTTAACCATGAAATAGAAATAGTGGAACAGAACGGTCAAGTATTTAAACATTTCACTAAAGTAAAGGGTGTAGGGATGCGTACAGATGCTGTTCACAGCGTTAACTACCTTAGACTTGCGGCTTTACACGCTGATAAGAATATGGGGATGTCATCTGGATTAAATTTTAACACACCGAACAGGGCACCTCTTCCGATACTTTTTGGTCCAAACGGTATGGTAAACAATCAGAACACACAGCAAATGCGTAATGCTTTAATACCAAAAAATAGGAATTTAATGGGTTACTAGTATACTACTCGAAAGGAGTACAACATGTATATCAATCAAAGTTATGGAGATCGGAACAACAGGGTAGCAGGTATTATGTCTCCTCCTAATGTTCCTGCAGGACTGGTAAAGACTAGTTCAATTCGAAAGAGTGCAGGTATTTACGGAATGGGCGGACCTTATACAGGCGGGGCAGGCATGTCAGGTACTGGTGGTCCTGTAACAAGGATGACCATGAAACCAATTTCCCCTCTCTACCAAGAATCAAACTTGATGTTACCAAAAGATAGAAAAACTATGAATGCTTACAACCGTCACTACTATGAAACAGACTATTGGGTTGGTAACGCTATTGACCTTCATACTTACTACCCACTTGGCGGTTTTGAAATTGTTTCCAAGAATAGGGAAGTTGAACAACTATTTAATCATATGGCTGACAAAATGAATTTACATGAGTTAGTACTTGGAGTAGGACAGGATTATTGGATATACGGTGAAGCCTTCCCTGTACTTAATTGGGATAAACAAGATGGTATGTGGTCAGGCGGAATGGTTTACAATCCAGACTACATGGAAGTAAGTAGATATATACTTGCTCCGAAACCCGTTATTTCTATGATTCCTGATGCAGAATTAAAACGTATTGCTACTTCGACTCACCCAAGAGATATGATGATTAGGGAACAGATACCATACGAGATACTTTCTTATGTACTACGTGGAGAAAACATACCACTTAACCCAAGAAGCGTATCACACGTAGTTAGAAAATCGGTTCCTCATGACGTGCGTGGTACATCCATTATACAACGTGTATGGAAGGAACTAATGTTAAGGGATAGTTTACGTGAAGTGTTGTTTGTTATAGCCCAGAACCATATAACTCCATTAAAGATATTCAAAGTTGGGTCTCACGAGAAAGAATACTTCCCAACACCAGATGAGTTACAATATTGGCAGGGTATTATTGAAGAGGCACAGAACGATCCTAACTTCTCTATAGTGACCCACGATGCATTTGATGTGCAATATGTAGGGGCAACGGGACAAATAGTTGATGTTAGCAGATACTTAGAAATAATTGAGAATAACGTTTTAACAGGGTTATTTGTTTCTAAGGCGATCACTACATCAGAAGGTCCCACATATGCTAACGCTGTAGTTGCATATGAGATACTTCAGAGAAGGTATGTGTGGTTCAGAAGTGTTATTGAGAAATGGCTTATCAATAAAGTGTTCCTACCCGTTTCCATTATGCATGGTTTCAAGGACAATCAAGGTAGGTATCAAGTACCTCTTGTAAAGTGGAACAGAATAGATTTCAACAAGGATGATAACTGGAAGAACCTAGTTATGCAACTTAACCAGGCGCAGAACAAACTTGTTTCCGACAGAACACTTTTGTTAGAGATTGGACTTAACCCAGATGACGAACAGGAACAGATAATTGAAGAGAAACAGGCAGATTACATTAAGAGACAACATATGAAAGCGTTTAAAGATAATCCAGCAGGAGCAGGAGTACTCGGTGGAGGAGCTATGGGAGGAATGCTACCAATGGGTGGAGGAGCTCTTCCAGGAATGCCTCCAATGGGCGAAGGAGAAGCACCCGGCGGTGCACCACCAATAGCTGGAGGAATGGAAGGTGCAGGAGCAGCAGCAACAGAACCGACCTTTGCGGGACCAGCCATTTAAAATGGTTGATGGTTGATAGTATAATACTTACATACGGAGGTATGTTATGGGAATTTTAAAAATGGACGGCAGGTTTTTCTTTACAGATGACACAGCTTTTTCACCAATCATTGACCAACCGGTGAATCTTTTAAATGATGCGTATACGAACAGAGGTACTAATCTATTCACAGTAACTTCTGCACTAACAACAGATTGGACAGACAACACCTCAGTAAACCTATTTACTAATGGTACTCTGACTCAACTTACTACTGCAGGTATTACTATTCCTACGGGAGTTAGGTTCGTTATGATTCTGACTACAGGTTCAATATTTTGTTGGAATCAGGTTATAACAAGAGACCCAACTAGTTTTAAGATTACAAACGATCCGACTACAGGATTCCAAGTTGACGATCTTTGTATTGTTTCTGGTAAATCAGCACAGTTGAATATAGTACATATGAATGCAAATACTAATAATGCCCCAATATCTGTTCAGTTAATATTTGTATATTAACGGAAAGGGTCTCTGGTGAACGTAAAGAAACTTGACAAAGCTATTCTTGCCTTAGCTGATGGACTGTCCTTTCGGGACATAGAGGTAAAATTTCATGTTGACCGCCTCACTCTAAGTCACTTTTTAGCAGCCAAAGCAGGAAAGGTAAAAATTACTGTTAAGTTTGCCGTCAAAGTAGCAGAAGATGTACGAAAACATAAACTGTCCTTCGCATCCCTTTGTAAGAAATATGGTCGAAGAGGTGTGAAAGCCCTCAGGGAATACAGAACGTTAAAACAACATTATGATAGGCAAACTAAGGAGAGTGAGATCATATCTTTAAAGGAGAACAATCCTACACTATCAGTTCATAAAGTAGCTGAGCACTTCCATATTAGTGATACAGAGGCCTATTATATATTACAGCGCCATGTCAAAGGTTCTGTAACTAATGTAGCACTATTAGCTGCACAGAAACGAAAAGAAAGAGTTCTTGCTCTATTCCATACAGGGTATTCTAAACAGGATATTGCTGTACTTGAGAAATGTCATGAACACACAATACGTATAATACTTCGAGATGCTGGACTTTCCACATCAACTCGTAAAGTATCTGTTACTGACTTTCCACAAATAAAACGTTTACAGGAGGCAGGTATGTCATTTAAAGAGATAGCATTTATCTTTAATACTACCCCCGCAAACGTTCGTTCCATATTTTCTAACTACCAGTTTATTAAGGAGGCAGATGCTCATGAGTGTAAAACCAAATGATAGAGATTTAAAGACCCTGTTGCTTCTATTAGAACAAGGTATGACCCCTAGTAAAATTTCAGGTGTATTAGGGTGGAAGGAGAAGGATACTAAGTATGTTATAGAACACTTAGATGAGTTCAAGAAGGTGAATTCTGAGGTGTACGCAGCTATAACAGAATTTCTGAGCAAGGAGAAGTTTAGGCAACAAACCTTGGCTGAACAGGTAGTTGAAAAGTTACTTCCTACCATGCCTGTTCTTGATTATGTTAACCCGCGCACTGCTATCACCCTTCCAAAACCTCGTTTTCGTAAGAAACCGCTTGAACAAGAAGCAGTACTTCTTATATCAGACACGCACGCAGGTAAGTTGACCCCTTCATATAATATATCCGTCTTCAAAGAACGTCTCGAGAACATAACGAAGAATACCCTTGAAATTCTTCTTCTGGAGAAAAAGGCCTACAAAGTAGACGTACTTAACATATTCCTTTTAGGAGATCTTGTTGACGGATCAAGAATATATCGTAATCAGCAGGCACATGCAGATAAGAACGTATACGATCAGATTATGATTGGTGTGACTGCATTCGAAGAACTTGCTTTGGGCATGCTTCCCTACTTCAAGAAAGTCAAGTTCTTTTGTGTGAAGGGTAATCATGGTAGGGTAGCCTTTGAAGAACATGAGAAGGTAAACTGGGATATGTTTCTTTATGCTATGATGAGAGAGCGTTTTGCCAAATACCAAGATGCAGGTAACTTTGAGATACATATTGCAGAGAATGAAGACTATACTATGATGGTTAACATCACAGGTACCACTTTTCTTCTTTCTCACGGAGAAGAGACTAAGTCAGTTCTCAGTGTTCCTTATTACGGTCTTGTTAGAGATGCAGCAGCGTTAACCAGCATATACAAGAACGCTTGGGACATTATGTGTATTGGTCACTTTCATCAGTATGATTCTCTCAATGCTAATGGGAAGACTATCTTTGTTAATGGTACTACAGTTACAGATGATCTGTTCGGCAGATTAGTTGTTAAACGCTTACCCGGTAACAAGTTTCACCTGTTTGGTGTTAACCCTCATCACAGTGGAGAGTATACTTTTCACTATCTTGTGGACGCTACAAGGCGTTCCTACCAACCAGCATCAATACCTAAGTAACGCATTAAGTACTGAAGTTAGATTCTCGAATTAGAACCTCTGAGTCTTGCACTCTCTGGTTTTCAAAGTCCTTTGTTCCTCAAAACAACGGACAGTTACCCCAGACGCCGTAGATAGTGTGTAGCTACTACGGCGTTTTTCATGTTCACACCTACCACTGACTCCTCCACCTATATATAATTAAGGAAGGCATCTCGCCACCGGGAGGTTAGTATGTTGTCCATTTACGAATTTCGAAAGATTGCAGAAATGGGAAGCAATGACAATCTCGGTCAGGGACAAGAGAGCGGACACGGTAGTAGCGGATATATGAACCAGGGAATTCAGACAGAACACGATCCGTACAACTTTAACGGTGAAGCAAAGAATATGACAGATAAGTACAAGAAAGACAATGTACCTTATGCAGAGTTTGCAAAGATGCAAAGTCCGTTAAAGAAACTGTTAGAAAGGCTTTTAAAGTACCAAGACAAAGTAAGACGCCCAAATATGGGAGGATACTAAATGTTTACTAAAACTGCTGACAGTCCAATCGAATCACTCACAATGGTTAAAGACGGTGTAACAACCGTTAAAGTATTTTGCAAGAAATGCGGTCATTTACTGACTAGTACTGATAAAGTTTGTCCACAATGTCAAACTCCCGTGGAGGAATAACAGATGACCATTGAGGATCAACTTAAGAAACTGATAACTGCAATGGAAACAGGTACCCAAGATGCTACTATTAAGCAAGCAACCGTTGCAAAGAGGGAAGCAGAACTCAAAGAGTTTGCCTCCGTACTTGTTGACAACGTAAAGAAGAAAGTAATTTCATTTGACCACGCTAGAATCAAAGTTGCCCAGTTTGCACAATCAGATATGGAAAAATCATTACTGATGTTTGCACTCCAACCTTTGGAAATAGACTTCGGTATAAAAACCGCTAGTGATAATACCCAGAACCAAGGAGGTTCTTCGATGGACGAGAAGACAAAAAAGAGGTTAGCTCATGCTTCCCAATTAGTTCCTAACTATGTCAATTGGCAGAAGGAACAATTACAAAAGATGGGATGGTACCAAGGTACGGGTGACAAGGTAGAGTACAGTAAATTTGACTCAGGCAATGCTCAGAAGGATCAAACTTACATTAAGGAAGGCATTAAAGGCGGAGAAACAGACTCAAGGGAAGATGGAAATAAAAGAGAAGAGTATAACCGTGCTTCGGATACTCAAAAAACAAAAATAGGAGGAAATACTATGGCAGGGGATCAGGTTAAAAAGAGTTGGATGCTCGGAACAGGCGATTCAGTAGATTCAAACAAATGGGATCTTGGGGTTATAAATAAGGAACTCGCCAAGATGAAAGAGAATAACGCAGTTGGGGAACAACAGAGGAAAGAAGACGAGACAATGAAGAATGAATCAGTTGTGAGGGCCAGTTCCAAAGCGTCAGTTAAACTTGCTCTGGATATGGACAATAAACTTAACTCACAGTGGATAGTAGTTGCCAAGGATACAAATGATGTTGTGTTTGCTGCATCACTCAATGATCTACTTGGTAAAGATGACGGAGTTGATACCTCCAAAGTTCCGGAAAACGTTGTTAACGAACTGCTTTCTCCGAACTATGGTAAACTTATAGAAGAGAGTATTGCTGAGAACGGTGTAGTTGCTACAGCTCAGTCAATGGTAGGAAATAAGAAAGTTGCTCAGGCTTATGCAGCGCAGACAAAAACCGCTGGAGAGATGCCTGAAGGACTTAAGAAATATCAGGAAGGTAAAGCAGGTAAGAAAGAGGATAAGAAAGACGAGGATAAAGCAGAGGACAAGAAAGAAGAGAAGGAAGCCAACCTTGAAACGATACTCAAGAATGCTAGTTCCCGTGTAAAGTTCTATACACTGGCCGGAGCACTCGGAGATATTAAAGAAGATGCGCAGAAATTCAAAAATGCTGACCTCCACAATCTGATTAAGAAAGCGGAAGAGGATCTTAACGGAATGAAGGAAAAAATCAATGGTGGAGAGGTTATAGATACTGAGATAGAAGAGGAAGCTGGAGATCTTGAACAGATAGATCAGGTTCTTGAACTTCTGGAGACTGGTGATGTTGAAGGTGCCAAAGCTATCCTTATGAAACTGAAACAATCAGAAGAGGGAGAAGTTGGCGAACTTGGAGAAGAGGGAGCTATGACAGCTGAGGAAGGTAATATGGCAGCTGGAGCTGAGAACCTTGGGATGACAGCACCAAAACCAGAACTTCAACTTGCTGCTTCAAATAAGAAACAGGTTAAGACTGCTGAGGAAGGCAATAAGAAAGCTGAAGACTATCATGTAACACCAGAATGGAACAT